CCTAAACCACTACATAAGTTTATTTAGTGATCAACAATTCGGTACTTCTCTGCCATTGTCAAAAATTCATGAATAAAATTTTCCCTGGATTCCTGCAAAATTGAATACTGGTGAGAAGAATTATTTGATGTGACCGCAGTGGCAATAAGTTCTTCCACCATTTGAATCATTCTTTCAAAATCTTCCACTTGTGCGCTACACCAAACTTCTTTAACCTTTGGGCGTTCGCGTTCTATTTTACGTATTTCAATAATTTCTCTTATACCGTACATTATATACCTCGCAAAAAATAAAAAAAATAAAATAATACAGGGCTGTTTTTCAGCCCTGTATTAATACACATAAAACACATCATGTCAAATGATATGCCAATTTCCTCCACGGAATATTACAGTGACAGATTCATTTGATACAGAAATAGTGTAGTCTTGATAACCATCTATCAATTCTGCACCTGCTCCAACAATGGTGATCTTACGATTACCAAGTGGTGGTTTCATTTCTGCTTTAATAATATAGATTTTTCCATCTTCTGCATCTGCTGGGAGATGTATTGTTGTTGGTTCTTTACTATCGACTCCAATGTAATATGCGGATCCCGTAAGAACTGTATTAACAACTCCGTCCGTTGGTCCAGGTTCACCTCTTGGTCCAGGTTCCCCTTGTGGTCCAGGTTCACCTCTTGGTCCAGGTTCCCCTTGCACTCCAGGTTCACCATGCAATCCAGGTTCCCCTTGTGGTCCAACTTCTCCCGTAGCGCCTTTCTCTCCCGTCTGCCCCTTCTCACCTTGATCTCCTTTCGGTCCAGCTGGACCAGCTGGTCCAGGAATTCCAGCACCACCAGCAATTAATACTGCAGTATCATTATCGCTGATAGACTGTAGTGGTGGTATCCAACATGGGGCATAATATGGCATAATCATATGAGCCCCCATTATTATCTAATGTTTGTGTTGGTGTTAGCTGGGTTAGCCGTTAGTGTACCAGAACCAACATTAATGGCTTCGTTAGTTGAACGAATCTGTTGTCCAAGACCCCAGATAAGATTTGCCAACTGACCATATTGTGCTTGGCTCTGTTGTTGCTGTTGCATTTGATTGATGTTATTTGTCGTGGTGACTTCAACGCCTCGAGCAGCAAGGGCTGAATGCTCACGATTACGTAACTCAATAATTGCAGCATTTGCGTCAGCTAGCTGACGCTGCAAGTTCATTTCATATTGTTGAGTGATTAAAGAACGAGTCTTGTCACCATCGTTCTGAACGTCTTTGGACAACTCATAACGATTTTCCATTACTTGTTGTTGAAGACCATTCAACTGTTGAGCAAGAACCATTGTACCTGCATTCACTGCCTCTTTTACTCCATCAACACGTGCAGCAAGAGACGCTGTGGTGTTGTTGAATTGAGAAGTGATACCGATAGTTTGGTTTGCTTGGCTTGCTTCCATAGCAGCAGTTGCAACCGCAGTGGCTTTGTCAACAGCACCGATTGCTGCCATCAAATCCATGTTGGCTTGATTCTGCTCTGGTGGGTTACGAAGAACTGCGCCATTAATACCATCTGCACCACCACCAAACAGATTTCCGTTGTTGCGTAGCAGTGAGCCTAGGATAAGACCGCCGATTAGACCGCCTCCTCCAAAACCACCACCTAGGAAATCACCACCACCTGTACTTAAACTTGAATCCATATTGATTCTCCTTTATTGTTTTTATTGTCGAGAGTTTAAAGTGATGAACGCCATCACCAAGCGACTTGGTATTAACCAAATTCTTTTTATTTTAAGAAGAAGTTACTTCAGCCAATGCTGGAGTCATTGGTTGCCCAGCAGTTAAAGCTGGTAGATGTTCATGGGTTAATGCATCACCTTCTTCTTCCTCTGTGATCTTGATAGTCTTTTCGATTAACATATCGATGTGTTTGTCCGTGACGGACTCATGACCGACGTGTTCTAAAAGAGTTTCATACAGTGGGATATCTAGTGAAACAACACCATGTTCATGGGTTACTTCTGTGATTGTTTTGACGCGCTTGCGCATATTGAATTCCTCTTTGTTTTTATTATTATTGGGAATGGATCTTCTGTGAGACCCTAATAGTATTTAGTCAAAAAAATCTTCAGAACCATAAAATTCTCGTGTTTTTTTGAAAAAAATATTTTACCACATTGAAGCATACTCTGTCGCCGTTTTTGCCACGCTGGTAACGACCAAGACCTCAAAGAATATGCTTGAAAATGGTGGCTAGTGTTTACTAGCCCAGCGAATCCCTGCCCTCGGGAGATTTACGCGGAAGCCTCCGCAACTCCGTACATGCTACGCTGTCCTACACCCTTGCATGGGTTTTATACCCTTATTATTTCTCTGACATTAAATATCGGTTACTCACGCATTTGAACGTTATAGCATCACTGCACTCTTTAAACACAACGCCTTCTCTCTCGCAACCTTTAAGACCTATAACACTCTTACCTTCAGCGAACTTTAACAGCCCGTCAACGCCTTGAATGCCGAGAGTGTCGTATAGTTTTGCTTCCGCAGCAAGAACAGGAACATGCTTCAAGCCCATTGCATCAATCAAATGACGACGAATAGCAGGCATCATGTAGAAACCGCCAGAGATGTTGTAAACATCAAAAACTCGGAACTCTGTTTCCTTCAGATTGTAAATGTTACCCTGTATCCCTGGACCAATCAGTTCACCCTGAATAGCGAAGTCACCCTTGGTAGCGAAGTCACGTGACGTGAAACATGCGCGCATTTTTTCTTCAATACCTTCCTTGCGCGCAGCTGCCCAGAAAGCATTACCATCAGTTTCCTTTAGGTCAATATTGCGGCTGCACACTCCAAACTCACCATCAATCAGATAGCAAGTCATGCTGCTACCTTCCAACTTCTCTGTGACTTCAAAAGCCAATCCCAGCGCGACTGCGTCATTAATCTCTTGTACAAGATTTTGGCAACGCTCTTGGTCAGTTTTAGGAATTACAGTAGGGAAATTACCTTTGGCTTGCCCAGCTAGCTGGGCAGACACTGGAGCTTCCCACTTTTGGATATTCAACCACTCTGAAACATCATCACCTTCTTGGAATATATGAGCCATAGAGTCTGGTCTGTGTACCATCAGTCCAGTGGGACATATAGTCCCCGCCATCAGCAGACCTTGACTTAGTTGACCGCGCAGCTTAACAGTGCGCAGACGCTCACCTTTAACACCGTAGTATTCTCGTGGCTCTTTACCTCTGCTCAGGAATGGAACCAACTCAGTAGGAATCCAGCTATCGATCTCGAAATATACAGCGAGATCACCGACTGCAAATTCATTCTTCTTGACAACAACTTTCCATCCACCGACAATCGCGACTTCAATCGCGTCTGCGCCCTCGATGGCTACAATTGCATCAATTTTTCGAACACTAGCAAGTTTACGCATCACAAATCTCCTGAATTAATACAGGTATTATACCATAACTAGGTATAATAGTCAAATATTATTTAATTTCCCAACAACAAACCCGTCTAGAACTACTTCTGGCGCACACACGATGTTAATGACTCCATTGTTGTACCATTTCATCCCTTTATGATTTGGTGGGTTATTATTCACAACCCTACCTCTATACATACCTTCTGGTATTTGAGAACCTTTTTTGAGCTTAATGTTAGTATTCCCATCAGTTACCCAAAATGAACCCTTTATCTTAGAGCGATCGCCGCCAAGTTTTTCAGACAGTTGTTTTTTCTGTTCATCGCTCCACTTATTGCCGAAGTTAGGATTATTTTCTTTATCATAATTTCTGATTTTGGAGTGAGATTTCATCGCTTCTGAACGTCTCTGTTTCAATTCTCGCGCTAGATTTTCGCCATACATGTCTTCATACGTCTTACCCTTAGTGTATAATGAACCAACTAAAAACCCAAATTCCGTAGCATTACATCTGTTGAAAAATAAGGGATTGTTCGCAACATTGAACTTTTCATGTAATCGCATTTCCATCTTTAATGCCTGCTCACGAGAATTGAAGATAAATAAAATCTTTTTATTGAATTTATCTATCCCATAGGCATCAATCGCCGCGTTAACATATTTACTGCTAGACATGTAAGTGTCTTTTGATGGGTGACATTTACAAGAGCGATACCCATAATAGTATTTCTCTGTAGATCGTTCGTCGGTGCAGGTTATTCTATAAACATAAAAGTACATAATTCCTCCTTTTATTATTTATAATAACAAAGCACTCAGACATCAACCCTTATCTCAAACAACCTTCTTTTGGTTATCTAAAACAAACTTTAGTCTGTCCGCTGCGTAACTTGCTGCCCAAGCGTTGGGTTTAACGATTGGTATAACATTACACGTGCCACGAATATATCCAGTGGCTTCTTGAATCACGCATGAAGAACCCTTAGATTGATCTGGTGATATATCCAGATGAATCTGCACATCTCTGTTTTCCAACACATCATGCAATTTCAAATATAATTCTGCGATCTTCATTGTTTCATTCATAAGGCGCATACGTGGACGATTTTTCTTTTGATCCCAGTCACGCTCTCTTTGGACTTCACCAAAGATTTTGCATCCATGCTTACCATCAATGTGTACTACAACAGCTAGAGTGTAATCCGCATACCAGTCATCACCGATAAGAAATCGTTCAGAGTCTGCACCGATGTAGATTTTGGTTTCGGGACTTTGCGCTTCAATGAACGTTTTTACTTCATCAATATTGATTTGTTTCATGATTACACCCTAGTACCTCATTGAAAATTATGGAGCGGGTGGCGGGAATCGAACCCGCAACTTGTCCTTGGCAAGGATATGTGTTACCATTAGCACCACACCCGCATATTCGGCACCGACCATTTTAGTTTCCGGGGTTCGGTAGTCACACACCCTTAGTTCCGTTGTTCAGACGGGACATGCTCTTGCCTTCTTTTGCATGTTCTTGGCATCCCTCGAGGGACTCGACCCCCACTTACAGTTTTGGAGAATGCAGTGCTGCCATTACACCAGAGAGATATTATTCTTTATTACCACTTATAATAACCATCCCACACATTTGTTTTAACATCGCGTGGGTGTAGTTTTTCATGTTGTTTTAACAATTCGTAAATTGCGTTAAAAACATTCTGGTCCAATTTTTCTCTACCATTTCCAGTGTTGACCATCAATATATTGACATATTCACTAAAATATTGCGTACCCCAAAACAATTCCATCTTTTCTGCAATATGTGGAGCTGTCTGTTGAATTAGTTGGAACTGTGCTGTATTTTTCATGATTATACCATAAAGTTGGAGCGGGTAGTCGGTAACGATCCGACTACTCAAGTTTGGAAGACTCGAATGTATCCATAAACACCTTACCCGCGTATTCTACATCTCGTGACAATGGTGTTGCCAACATACACTAACGAAATACTGGTGCCCATACACAGAATCGAACTGCAAATTTCGGATTACTAAACCGATGTTATACCATTTAACTATATGGGCAAACTAAACTTGGTGGAGGATGAGAGAATCGAACTCTCATAAACAGCTTGCAAAGCTGCCGTAATCCCATTATACTAATCCCCCATAATATGGCTCCGAGAGTAGGGATCGAACCTACGACCAAAAGATTAACAGTCTTCTGCACTACCGCTGTGCTATCTCGGAATAAATCTGGTGCGGATGGTGAGACTCGAACTCACACGATTTTACTCGCTGGAACCTAAATCCAGTGCGGCTACCAATTACGCCACATCCGCGCTAAACTGTCTACTACTTATAAAACATTTATCATTCAATGGTCGGAGTAGTAGGGATCGAACCTACGACCTCATGGTCCCAAACCATGCGCACTACCAGGCTGTGCTATACTCCGAGAAAACTTGGTGCCCCTTGATGGAATCGAACCAACGATTGATGATTACAAGTCAACTGTTATACCATTTAACTAAAAGGGCAATCATTATTGAAAATACTGTTATAATATTCTCAACAATGCTCTCTGTCCCTAAACAGAGAATATTGTGTCTTTTTAATATTGGACGACGATCCTCAGGTCTAGAAGTCCGTATGCGAAGTCCACCATCACTCGCATATTTTTAATGATAGGGCTTTCACCTACCTCGCGGAAGTGTGGATAACTGAATAGGGATGATCAGTCATAGCCATCGCGGGACTAATTTTGGTTGCGGAGGGCGGAGTCGAACCACCAACTGAAGCATATGAAACTTCTGAGATACCGTTTCTCTACCCCGCTATCAATCTGCATTTCTGGTGATAAAATTCATTCTCATCTTTTTAGCACCAAAAAATTCTTGTACTGTTCGTTTCACTACATCAGCTTCAAACTCTTTACAACTAAACACATCAATATATATGTGCCCATGATGATCAATAAAATGTCCTGTTATACATGATGTAGTAATCAATTGCATCAAACTATACCCTTCTTTACCTTCATCGCCTGGGCATAAAAATTCAATGATAGGTTCACCATGCGCAACCATATCGATTCTTTGAATCAGCACTTTAACGAAATTATAAATGTTTTGCTTGTCTTTCATTGAGTCAACATCACACTCAGAACAATCAAGCATTAAGTGGTATCCCCAGTACATAATTTCCTTTCAATAAACTTGGTGCCCCTTGATGGAATCGAACCAACGATTGATGATTACAAGTCAACTGTTATACCATTTAACTAAAAGGGCAATACTAAACAAGATTCGCTATGTTTTCAATAACAGTGAAAATTTTTAAATTGCTGAAAGAACCCTAAAAACTTGGCGACCTGGCGGGGAATCGAACCCCGATAATCGGATAGACAATCCGAAGTAATAACCTTTATACGACCAAGCCATAAATTGGTGGAGATGATAGGATTCGAACCTATTAGTCCTAAGAAACTGATTTACAGTCAGCCGCCACCCTCCAACTTAGCCGCATCTCCGAAAAAGGGGCAGTTGTTTTTAGAGTATCTGCCAAACTCATTAGTGGGAAGAACACAACTGCGTGTATTCTTCAATGCCACTTGTTTATGCCACACGCGTCAGATTCGACTGCCGACTTAGAGTGGTCTTATGAGATAAACAAAAACTTCAAACAACCTAACAAACATAATTATACACGAAGCATACAATTAAGTCAACAACTTTCTGGAGCACAGAGCGAGAATCGAACTCGCGAACAACAGTTTTGCAGACTGCGACATTACCATTCTGTCATCTGTGCATATCTTGGTGCGCCGAGTAGGAATTGAACCTACACTCCCAGAATTATGAGTTCTTCGCTTTACCATTAAGCTATCGGCGCAATTCATATCATAACTGGCACGGCTGGAGAGATTCGAACTCCCGACCTATTGGGTAGAAGCCAACTGCTCTGTCCACTGAGCTACAGCCGTATATTCAATACCGCATCAAGGTTGTTCTGGTTTCCATCCATACTGTTCAGCAAATTTCTCAGCGGATCGCCGATAGCTATATTCTCGCACAATTGTTGTCACATAGCATTCACTTTGACGTATAGTGTCGAACTTTAGTTCGCGCACAATAACTACGAACTTAGGGTATGCGGTAGTCGCCAGTCGAATGTGTGCTGTGAACTTTTCCATCGCGAACTCCTTTGCGTGTATCTAGTTAT